CGCATCAACGCTATGGGAATGGCCCGCAGCATCCTGGGCACCTACGCGCTGGACAAGGACGAGGACATCCAGATGCTGTCCGCGGGCGTCGAGGGACTGCCCCAGCTGCTGGACAAGATAATGCGCCGGCTGGCGTCCGCCACGGACATTCCGCACACGCGGCTATTCAACGAGTCCCCCTCTGGCCTGGCCGCCACCGGCAACACCGAGCAGCGCGACTGGTACGACCACGTCCGCGCCATCCAGACCATGTACTTCGCCCCCAAGCTCGACCGGATCAACGAGTGCATCTACGCGCAGAAGAAGGGTCCGTTCGCGGGCAAGCAGCCGGAGCAGAACAAGTACAGCTTCAAGCGCCTCTGGCAGCCCACCGAGTCCGAGCAGGCCGACATTGACCTCAAGAAGATGCAGACCTACACCGGGTACATTGACCGCGGCGTGCTGGAACCGGAGCAGGTGATCGAGCGCGAGTTCCCGGAGGAGATCGGGGAGGAGCTTGACAATGAACTACGTCAAAGAAATTTTACAAGCCCGGATCAGAGCACTAAGGACCTCGGGGAAAAAATTAACGAAGGCCAGGGCGCACACCCCTAGCCGCCCGGCCGCGCTTGAAATATCCTACCGAAAAAAAGTTCGCGCCGTCATGCAGGCCCTGCGCCGCCTGGTGAAGGCAACCCTCTACCCGGAGCTGCCAGCCATCTACGACGAGGCCCGCCAGGTGCGCGGGGACTCCCGGCAAGACTCGTACTCCGACCGCGTGGACCTGATATTCAAGGCGCTGCGCTCCAGCTTCTCCCAGCAGTATTCCGACGACGAGATCAAGCGCATGGCAAAAGAGCAGGCCGCCAAGGTGAGCGACTTCAACCGCCGCGGCATGACGCGCATCCTGGCCAACGCCATCGGCGTGGACATCTTCCTGGCCGAGCCGTACCTGCAAGCCGAGATGGACCAGTTCGTGCAGACCAACGTGGACCTCATAGTCAGCGTGAAGGACAACTACCTGGCGCAGGTCAAGCAGACCGTCATGCGCGGCATCCAGAGCGGAACCCGCGTGGAGGACTTGAAGGACGAGATCGAGGCGCGCTACCACCCGGCCGAGAACCACGCCGAGCTGATCGCCCGCGACCAGGTCACGAAGTTCAACGGGCAGCTGAACCAGCTGCGGCAGCGCGAGGTCGGCGTGGAAAAATACATCTGGAGCACCAGCAAGGACGAGCGCGTGCGCGGCAACCCGGCGGGCATCTACCCGAAGTCGGACCCCAGCCATTGGGAGCGCGAGGGGCAGGTTTTCAACTGGGACGATCCGCCCGAGGACGGCCATCCGGGCGAGCCGATCCAGTGCCGGTGCGTGGCCATCCCGGTGATTGACCTGGAGCAGCTGGCGGGCGAGGACTAAAAAATATTGACATCCCCGCCCGAATGTGTTAAACGTCTCCGTAAGGAACCATGCGGAGGCCGAATGGCAAACAAACGGGAGAACCGAGACAGAATTGACTCGTCCTCTATCCTGGGGGACCCGGAGCAGCTGGACAACGGCTTCCTCCGCGTGCCCATCAGGGCCGCCCGCACCGGCATCCTAATCTACCAAGACGAACTCGGCAAAGAACGCAAGGAGCTTGTCCCGCCCGACGAGCTGTTCAAGCCGCAGAGCGTCGCGACGATCCTGCACCGCCCGGTCACAAGCCAGCACCCCTTTCCAATCACAGACAGCAAAGAAATAACTCCCGCAAACTATCGGCGCTTCGGCGTCGGCTGGACCGGCACGTCGGCAGGGCCTTCGGACGAAAAGTTTTTGGACGTGGAAAGCTTCATCGGAGACGAGGAGGCCATCCGCAGGATCATCAACGAACGCCCGCAGGTTTCCTGCGGGTACCGCACCGACCTGGTCTACGAGGCCGGCTGGTGGAGCGAGAGCGATAACAAGTTTTGCCTGGAGTCGGAAGGCTACGGCGAGGACGGCGTCGGCAAGACCCCGCCGTTCAGCGACGGCGTGCACTTCGACGCCATCCAGACGAACCGCGTCTACAATCACGTGGCAATGTGCGAGAAGGGCCGGGCGGGCAGTGAAGTGAAGTTCGTGCTTGACAGCGACGACAACGTGGTCGTCAAAGTGGGCGACAAACGCAAACAGGAGGATACTATGGCAAAGGTCAAGATCGGCGACAAAGAGCATGAAGTTCCCGAAGCCGTGGCCGAGCACATCAAGGAGCTGAAGGGTAAAGGCGAGAAGGACGACGCCGAGATCAAAAAGCTCAATGATGCAATGCGCAAGGCCGGGGACGACGATGATGACGATGACGATGATGACGACGATGACGATGACGACGACAAGGGTGGCCGCAAGGACCGCGGCAGCCGCAAGGACAAGAAGGGCCGCAAGGACAAGCGCGACAAGAAAGACGGCGCCTATCCCCCCGGTTATGGCGGGGACGACGACAAGGCCAAGAAGGACATGGAGGGCATGAAGGGCAAGTGCGACGCCCTCCAGAAAAAGCTGGACGAGGCCACCAGCCCCAAGGCTTTGGCCAAGGCGGTGAACGAGCGCGTCGCCCTGGTGAACGCGGCCATCAACCACCTGGACACCGCCCTGATTGACAAGCTGGACGAAATGTCCAACATCGAAATCATGCGCGCAGTGGTTCAGGCCGACGACAAGGAAGCGAAACTCGACAGCGCCACCGAAGGCTACATCGAAGGCGCTTTCAAAGTCATCACCCGCCAATCGGCGGGAGACGGAGGCTTCGGCGAGCGTTTCATGAAGGGCCGCGTGGACGCAGCCGGCAGCAACGGCGAGGAGCAAACACGCAACCGCACCGCGAAGCTCCGGGACTGGTGGAAGGACCCCGAAAACCCGGCCAACAAGAAGTAGGCCGGCAATGCCATTCCCGAACGAGCACGCGGCCAGGTTGGCGGAGCCGAACTTCGAGCGGTACACCCGCAAGGAGATCGCTCCGGGAATAAGCCAGGTGTACGGCTGGAGCAACAACAAGGGCACGGTCCAGGCGTACAGGTTCTCCAAGGCCAAGTTCACCGCCGCGGAGGCGAAAGCCTGGCTCAAGGACCACGACGTGAAGTACATCCGGTTCGAGCCGGCCAAAGAGAAAGAGGCCGGAGCAAACAACGACTTACCCATAAGGAGGAAATGAAAATGCAAACCGCATACAACAGCTTTCCGCCCAACCCGCGGGCGGGTTCTTTGGCAGACCTGAACGAATCCATCATCGTCACGCGCTTCTCGGACGCGAACATGCCGTTCGGGCGCCTGGTGGTGCTGGACGCATCCACCGCGGACAGCCGGCAGATGGTCAAGGTGAAGCTGCCTTCGTCCGCCGCCAGCGTATACAACTCCGACAACTACCAGCTCGTCGAAGGCATCGTGGTCGTCACCCAGGCCCAGCAGGCGGAGTACGGGCTTTCGCCCGTGTCCGCCCTGCCGGAGTACCTGTCCGGCCAACCCATCAACGTCATCCGGCACGGCATCGTCTGGGTGTACGTTGAGGAAGCCGTCACCCCGGCCGACCAGCCCTACGTCCGGCACACCGCCGGATCAGCGAGCTACGCAGGCACCCTGCCGGGCAACTTCAACAAGGGCACCGACAGCTCCAACTCGGTCACTCTCGCCGGCAACGTTCGGTTCATGCAGAGCACGTCTGGCGCGGGACTCGTCCCCGTCATGATTCGGCTGTAAGCCGGCCATCAAAAAGGAAACGGAGGAAAATTAAAATGAACAACGAAATCAAGCTGGACGCAAACGGGCTTTGCGTTTCCTACGATCCGGCGATGGCCGAAGCGATTCGGACCCGGATCAAGCTGCCCGCCCACCTGGGCTTCCGCAACGACGCCGAAGAATCCATCTTCTTCGCCCGTCAGCTGGAGCACATCAAAACCCAGGTGTGGGAAGTGCTCTACCCGCAAATGAAGGCGCGCGACCTGGTGCCTGTCTCGACCGTTGCCGACCCCGCGGACGAGTACATCACCTACGACCAGTACGACAAGATGGGCATGGCCCGCGTGGTCCGCGACTACGCCAAGGACTTCGCCCGTATTGACGTGTCCGGCAAGCAGTACACCGCGAAGGTGGTGTCCCTCGGAGACGGCTTCGGCTACAGCGTGCAGGAACTGCGCGCCAGCCGCAAGACCGGAAAACCCCTGGACCAGAAACGGGCCGCGGCCGCGCAAGAGGCGCAGCGTCGGCTTGAGAACTTCCTGGTCTGGTACGGCAATCCCCAGGACAACCAGTACGGCGTGCTCTCGCACCCGAACATCGGCGGCGTTACCCTCCCGGACGACGGCGCGGGCAGCTCCACCCTGTTCAGCGACAAGACCCCGCTGCAAATCCTGCGGGACCTGAACACCATCGCCAACCACGCCTTCGTCGTAACGCACGGCATCGAGTCCTCGGACACGATGCTGGTGTCCCCGGCCATCTGGACGCTCATCAGCACCACGCCGATCAGCAACCTGGCCACCAAGACCATCCTCCAGTTCTTCCTGGAGAACAGCCCGACCATCAAGAAGGTGGACTGGCTGTTCGAGCTGGAGCTTTACAACCCGACCTACCCCGGCACCCAGGCCGGCTCGCACGACTCCATCCTGGCTTTCCGGCGCGATCCGATGAAGCTGACGATGGAAGTCCCGCAGGACTTCGAGATGTTCCCTCCCCAGGAGCAGGGCATGGAGTTCGTAGTTCCCTGCCACTCCCGGTACGGTGGCGTCCTGATTTACAAGCCCTTGAGCATCACGCGGGCTGACGACTGCCTCTAATCCGGCAGCAAGAGGGGAGCGGCCGGGCTGCCGTGCGCGGCCCGGCCGCCATACTATTACCAAAGGAGAGGTGCAACATGGCTTACATCAGGTACAACGGAATGAACGTGCATTCGATTTACCGCAAGGCGGACACCCTGCCCTCGAAGGGCCAGGAGGGCGCCAAGAGCCAGCACGAGCAGCTGGGGCAGCTGGCAAGCCAGGAGTCCCAGGCCGTGCGCAACCCCACCCGGAAGAACCTGGTGGTGCTGGTGCCCGGCAACAACAACAACATCCCGGACGACATCTGGGAGCAGATCAAGCGCAACCCCTCGGTCCAGGGCATGATCGAGCGAGGCCTCATCGAGGAGATCAAGGTCCCCAAGGCCGCGGTGAAGGAGACCATCAAGGTGGACGCGCCCGTGACCGGGGAAAAGACCGACGCGCCCGGAAGCCTGGAGGGCATGACCGTCCTGGAGGCTATTGACTGGGTGCACAACACCACCCACGAGAAGGTTCTTGAGAAGTGGGCCGACAGCGAGACCCGCCCCGGCGTGCAGTCGGAGATCAAGGCGCAGCTGGAGAAGCTGGCCAAAATCACCAACGGCGGCAGCAAGGGAAAATAACAGCGGGGAGGAACGGACATGGAACAGAACGACCAGCCAGTCACGCTTGAATACCTGACCATGCTATTCCCGGAGTTCGCCAACGAGACGCCGCAGCGCGTAACGGCGCTCGACGACACCGCGAACCTGCTGGTCTCGTTCGGCGTGTTCGGCCCCAAGTTCGTGTACGCCAAGACCCTGATGGTGGCGCACTTCATCGCGCTTGGCCGCCAGAGGGGAAAAGGGATGGTAGTGAACCAGCACATCGGGGACATCGGGAGAACGCATGCCGGGCCGGGGCCTTTGACCTCGGCCCTTTACTTAACGACCTACGGGATGCAGTACCTGACCCTGGCCAAGACCAAGACGGCGGGGCCTTTCTCGGTTCCGCAGGTTCCGCCGGCGCCGGGCTTCATAACCGGCATCCCGCAATGAAGCAGAGCAAGACCACCGACAAATGGACGGAGTACGGCCAGCACTTTAAGAAGGAGCTGGCCGTGCTCCGGCACAAGCCCTTCGTCAAGGTGGGCATACTGGAGAAGGACTACGTCGAGGAGAAGAAGGTCAGCGCCGAAGAAAAAACCGGCGGCAGCTGGCCCAAGACCTTGGGCGCGGTGGCGGTGTACAACGAGTTCGGGGCGCCGAACGCAGGCATCCCGGAGCGGTCCTTCATCCGCTGGACGCACGATGAGAAGCGCGACAAGTGGACCGAGGAGACCAAGCGGCTTAAAAGCCTGGTCATCGCCGGCAAGATGAACGTGAAGAAGGCCCTGGGCGTGATCGGCCTGATGATCCAGGCGGACATCCAGGAGCGCATAGCCAGCAACGTGCCGCCGCCCGACAAGCCGGAGACCATCGCCCGCAAGGGCAGCAGCGTGACGCTCATCAACACCAGCCAGCTGCGCACGGGCGTCCATTACGAGGTGGTCAATGCTGATTGAGGACTTCGGAGGGCTTGTAAGCGTCAAAAGGTTCGGGGCGGGCTATTCCGCCAACGGCGTCAGCGTCAAGGGGCAGCAGACCACGTTCCAGATTTACGCCGTCATCGAGCCGCTGCGGCCGAAGGAAATGATGATACTGCCCGAGGGCGAACGCACACGCGAGCGCGTCCGGGTTTACACGGAGACGAAGCTCCAGACGGCCGACGAGGCCGCGCAGTCCATGGGAGACCGGGTGGCCTACAACGGCCGGGACTACGAGGTTCAGCAGTGCGAGGTCTGGAACGACGGCGAGGACACCTTCTTCAAGGCCATCGCTGTCCTGGTCGAACAAGACACTAGGAGGGTTGACATGGAAAAAATCAACGTTCGGACGTTCCAGGTGGTGGTGGGCAAGGAAGCGTCCACCAAGATTCTGGACGTGAACCCAAACCGGAACTACCTGCGCATCGAGAACAAGGACGGGGAGCTGGCGGCCGTCGTGAAGGTGGGCGCGGACTTCCTGACGCCCGCCAACGAGGCCCAGAAAATCTCGTTCTCCGCCGTGCCCACCGCGGGCACCTGGCAGATCATCGCCAACGGCGTGCCGACGGACATCACCGCAGAGCTGGCGTTCAATGCCAACTACTCGGCCGTGCAGGCGGCGCTGCGCACGCAGCCCAACTGCTCCGGCTGCGTCGTGACCGGGGACTATACCGCGGGCTTCTCGGTAGGGTGGGCCGGGGACCAGAAGGACACCCCGCAGGCGCTGCTGCAGATCGTGAACAACGGCCTGCTCACCAGCGCAAACGAGGTATACGAAATCCAGCTGCTGGAGTTCTCGCACCTGGCGGACGCGGGCGCGTTCAAGCTTTCCCTGGGCGGCCTGGAGACTGCCGAGCTGCCTTTCAGCGCGGACTCCACGGCGGTGCAGAATGCGGTTGACGCCGTGGGATGGCCCACCGTGGTCGTCACCGGGGACATGAACACCCTTTCCTTCACCTTCGGAGTTTACGGGGCGCAGGCGCTAATCCTGGTAACGGAGAACACCCTGACCAACAGCGACGACTTGCAGGACGACATTCAGACCATTTTTTCCGCCGGGCCTTTTAGCGAAGGCACGTTCAAGCTGCAATTCGGCGGTCACATGACCGCGGCGATTGACGTTACCATCCTCGGCCTGGGCAACGCCATAAAGTCCGCCCTTGAAGCCCTGCCCAACGTGGGCACCGGCAACGTGGACGTAAGCGGCAGCAACCTGCAGACCGGCGTGGAGGTTGACTTCACCGGGCTGGTGGGTCCGCAGCCGCTCATGACCATCTGGGACAACCAGGTGACTTACAACAACGAGCTGGACGTGACGCTCGAAGTCAAAAGCACCCAGGTCGGAGTGGGACCGGCCGTGTGCGTGGGCACCGTGACGCGCACCGTCGTCGGGCATGGCAATGACGCCATCACCGCGGCCGTCACGGAGACTACCGCGGGCGTGGCCGACAATCACGAAGGCTTCCCGCTCCCGGCGGGCGCAGTTCCGGGCAACCCGCTCAAGTTCGACGTGGGCGTCCCCATCCAGGCGGTCTACGCCCTGGGCGAGGACGACGGCGTCGTGCTGGAAGTGAGCGAGGGCTAAATATGGAAAAAATCGCGCTTGCAAAAAATAAGGGTTTCGCCTTGGTGAATGACGAGGATTTTGAGAAAATTTCAAAATACAAATGGCATTTGTTTACCGAAAGAACTAGGCAATATGCCGCCAGAAGCGAAAGGCCGGAAAAGCATCTTCCTTCAAAGACCTTTTTTCTGCACCGTGAAATAATGGGATTGAAAGACCTCAAGGTCCAAGTGGACCACATAAATCACGACGGCTTGGACTGCCGACGGGAAAATCTTAGAGCTTGCACGGTTTCACAAAACGGAATGAACCGTTTAATCAACAAGAGAAAAACCTCGTTATTTAAAGGCGTGGTTTGGAATAAGGCCAGAAAAAAATGGAGGTCGCAAATAAAAAAGGACGGGAAACTTTTGCATTTGGGGAGTTTTGAATCCGAAGTTTCGGCCGCGAAGGCATACAATGAAGGTGCTAAAAAAATATTCGGGGAATTTGCTTTTTTTAACCAGATAGGAAATTTGGCGTGAACACCGGGATTGACTTCGCCAGCTTGAAGCAGGCCCTGGTGCGCTGGGTGGAGGCGGTGCTCGCGGAGGAAGTGAACGGTACCGTCTGGTACCCGTGGCCGGGCACAAAGACGCCCAAGCCCTTCATCATGCTGCGGCTGGTGGGGCCTCACAAGATCGGTCGAGACAACTTCGACGGCTCCAGCCTGGGCGGGCAGCGGCGCTTCACCGTGACGGTGAACGCCTACGCGGAGAACCCGAACCAGCTGGACCAGGCCGGAGGCGGCCTTTCCCAGGCGGGTGGGGCCATCGAGCTGGTGAGCAGGCTGCAGACTTCGCTGGAGGACCCGAACGTCGTGGACCTGCTCTACGGGTTCAACATCGGAATCGGCGAGATCATGGACGCGGTGGACCTTTCGGAAGTGCTGGACACTAAGTACGAGAACCGTGCCGCCTTTGACTTTTTCATTTTTACGT